CCAATTGCAGCGCTGGGAAGCCGAGGGGAAGCTGCGGTTCGACTTGATCGATTGAGCGTTCATTGCCCAAAGGATTCAAAGGACGGGAACAGCCATAAACCAATTTTCGAACAACTCGCTCTGGATCAGCTTGCATGGCGTTGAGTTGAGCTGGAGATAAGGAACGAGCGTTCCTTGCGAATGCTGCGAGCGCTCAGTGCAATCCGACTGGATTGACCAGCAGGTAGCCAATGATCGAGAGCAGAAGCGCGATCAGCGCGCCGGTGATGGAAACGCCGGTGTTCATCACCCGCTTGAAGATCTCATAAACGACGTCTTCCTTGGCGACGTGGCTGGTCAGCGCATCGCGGATCCGCTGGATGTCATCCTTGACGGTGGCGAGTTCAGTCTTCTGATCGTTGACCATCGTTCGGATGCCGTTATTCAAGATCGCCTTGATCTCGGAGATCGCGTTCTGCAGCGCGTGGATGGCTGCGGTTCAGGAGTCATGGCGATGAGTTTCGGGCGTTGTTGCGCAATGTGAAAGGCCTGCAGACGATGGTCCTTTGCGCTCAGCGCGCCGGATCGCGCATGACTTGGTGATCAGCTCGCATCGGTTGAGCAGGGGGCTCAATGCTGGATCTCGTGCGCAAAAATCAGAGGATGCGACCCCGCCGGCGGCATGGCGGTGGTGGCGTCATGAGCGCGATCCGTGGGCACCGAAGCGATGCCAGTGATCAGACGAAGCCGAAGACGAGGTTGAGGGCAGTATCTGCAAGCGTGGCGTCCTGAGGGATGGGCGCTGCGATGGCGAAGAGATCGCCGGCGGCGAAATCAACGGCGGCAGCCACCGAGAAGGATCCGGCAGCCTCCCCGGCGGCAAACTGGACCGCGCCAATGGACGTGCTGTTTTTCAGCAACATGAAGACGGATGGCCCTGTCGCCGCGGCGCCGGCAACAGCGCGGCTGAGCGTGGCGGCGGCGGGAAGACGCGCGGCGCGGCCGAAGACATGCCTTAAGATCACCCCGCCGCTTGCCGGCTGGCCGGCGGCGAAGTGGGTCAGGGGATACGCCGGCAGGTAGTCCAGGATCGTGCCCTCGATGGCGAGACCGTAGATGCCGGCGCCAAAGGCATGGGGCGCCTGGCCGGGGGAGAGCCCGATCGTGTTGTACTGGGGCGAGCCGCTGAGCGTCGTGCCGGGGGCGTTCAACCACCACATGGCAGAGGTGCCGGCGGCATTGGACATCAGGCGCAGCGCGGTGGTGCCGGTTCCGGTGGCGATGGAGAGCGAGATCAGGGCGCTGGTCCCGGCGAGCAGCGTCACCGGCGTAGCGAAGGGATAGCGATAGCAGGTCATCGTCGTCGCATGGCTGGCAACGGTATGCGTCGTCCCCAGCACCTCCAGGACCTGCGCATCGGCACTGGCGCTGGCGAGGCGGGCGATCTGCGCGTAATGCGCCTGGCCGGTGGCAGCGGCATTGACGAAGCCGAGCACGGCGGTGACGAGGATGTCGGCCGCCGGCACGAAGCCCACGCCCTTGGTGGCATAGGAGGTCGTCGAGACGGTCGAGATGCTGCCGGTGGCGCCGCTGATGAACGAGCGGCCGGAGAGCGCGCCAAGACCGGGGAGGTCGGCGAAGGCGAGGCCGGACGCGCCGGCGTTGACGGTGAGGGCGCGGCCCTGCTGGCCGGAATACGACAACGGCGTATCCGAGAGATCAATGAACGCGCTGCCGCCGCCGCTGCCTCCACCGCCGCCGGCGGCATAAAGCCCGTTCGCGGTGCCGTCGGTGCACAGACAGAACGCGGTCCCGGGCGGCACCGAGATGGTCTTGGTGCCGCGGACGACATCGATGGTGAAAAAGCCGTCGGTGTTGATGACGACGAAGACGCGTTTGATCTGCGGCACGGTGAGGCTTGCCGGCGCCGTCAGCGTGGCCGCCGGCTTGAAGGCGATCGCCTGACGGAACTGCGCGGCTGTCAGCGTGACGGAACCACCAGAGAAGTCGACAGCCAACGCATCGGTGAGCGCGCGATCGAGGGCGTTGATCGCATCGTTGACCGTCACCTCTTTCTGGTTCTGGGCGGCGGCGACGTGGGTGATGGCAAGGTTCGGGCTGGTCATGGGATCTCCACAGTGACGGCGCGGGGGAAGCCGCGGCCGATGACCGCGCTGATCTGGTAGACGACGACCGACAGGCTCGCCGGCACGGCTTCGAAGTCGGCGAGAATATCGGCGTTGGCATAGATGGTGCTCGGCATGGCCGCGGTGAGCGTGCGCTTGACGGCGCCGCCCGGGGCATCGAGGATATCGACCTCGTAGGCCTCAGTTGCCTCCGCCAGCGGCACTGTGCCGGCGCCGTCCTTCCATTCGCCGCCGATGCGGGTGCGGCGCGCCCAGCTGATCGTGATGTTGGCCGGATTGCCGGATTTGACCGCCTTCACCGCCCACGGCGCGTAGGGCTTCAGATCGCGCCCGGTGAACGTTCTCGTCTCGATCGACGCGTCCTCGAACAGCATGCCGAAGCTCACCGCGCGCCACAGGCGCGGAAGGCCGATCTCGCCCAGCGTGATGGCCAGCGGCTCGATATCCTCGGCATCGAGCAGCACGAAGATCTCGCCGGCTTGATGGCCGCTTGCGAACCCATCGGTGCCGCGCCGGCCGCGCAAGAGGCCGGACAGCGTATAGGTGCCGGTCGGGTTCACGCTGACATCGCGGAACTGGATGACCTCGGCCTCGCCGTTCGCCTTGATGACGAGCGCCGGATTGGCGCCGTTCAGCATCGCTTCCTGGGTGATGCTCTCCAGAACATCGCCGCCGGCGGTCATGGCGACGGTGAGCGTGTTCTGCTCATCGGTGCAGAACGGCGAGAGCGGCGGCGGGCCCAGCGCGTTCAGCGTGGCGCCCCAGGCCGCCTCGCCGGGCAGGCGCCCCGCCTGCGTCCAGCTCGTGCCGTCGGCGCTGCGGTAGAGCGCGGCGCCAGACCAGCCCGAAGCGCCATAGCCGCCCAGGGCGTAGATGCGCGAGGCGGCGCCGGCGGTGTCATCGACATCCCGCAAGAGCGGGATGTCCGGCAGGATCAGAGAGGTCGGCGCGGCGTCGGCGATGAACGACGCCGGCAGGCCCTGGCCGCCATCGGCGGCCACGGTGGAGACATACGTCGTCGCCGCCTCCGAGACGCCCTTCAGGCTGATCGAGAAGTCCGCGCCAGTATCGATGCGGGTGATGCGTGGGCGGAACGTGGAGCCGCCGGGAAACGCCACATCGACGACGTCGGTCGGCTCGAGGCGCAGCCAGTCCGGCGGCAAGAGCGCCTCGTAGCTGCTGCGCTCGATCCAGGCGGCGTACAGCATCCTCGCGGCCATCCGCTTGGCGGTGGTGGCGTCCAGCGCGATCGGCAGCTCGACCGAGACCTGGCTGCGCGAATGCATCGCCGGGATGGGCTGCCCGTAAGGGGACGCCGGAGGCGTCAGCGCGATGCGCGTTTCGCTCTGGGCGCTCTGCTGGTAGTCCATGTTGCGGTTGAAGGCGATGACGTTGACCCGCTCGGGCAGCTCGACGTCCTGCGTGCGCCGCTCCCGCCAGCTCTCCTCGGCGCTCATCGGCACCAGCTGGCCCGAGGCAATGGTGGCCACCGGCGCCCGGCCGCGCTTTCGGAACCGCAAGATGTCATCGCTCTCGACGCCATCGAAGACGTACCCTTGGCTGAGCGGCGCGATCGCGCCGCGCACGGTGGTCTGGCGGGAGATGACATAGCCCGGCACGATCTCGCTCAGCTCGGCGACATCGATGTCGCTGCCGGTGAGGCCCGCCCGGCCGCACAGATCGGCGACGATGGCCGAGAGCGCCTCGCCCTGGCCGCCGCCCCGGCCGAGGGACAGCTTGGTCCATCCGCCCTGTGCTGAGCGGATGAGATGCGTGTCGGTCACGGCATCGTAGACCTGCGCGCCCCACTCGTCGACGGTGGTCGGCCACTGCTCATTGCGGGTGATGGCGCCGGTCGCGGTGTCGAGCTGGACGACGCGCCGGCCGCGCATCACTGTCCATCGCTGGCGCTGGAGCCGGCTTTGCGCGAAAAACGAGCCCTCGTAGTTGATGATGTGCGGCACGACGGTCTTCCAGACGATGCCGGCGCCAGCGCGCCATTTGAGCGTGTAGACCGTCCCGGGCGTGCCGGCGTTCGACATCTGCGCCTGGATGATGAGGCTGTCGTCGGTGGGGTCGTAACTGAGCCCGCCTTGTGCGCCCCAATATCCGGTGGCTGCCGGATCGATCGCGCTCGCCGGAATGCTGGCGAGCGTCTCGAAGGTGACGAACATCGACTGACCGCTGGAGGGGTCATAGTACGCAAGGGCCGAGGCCCGCAGGCGGTAGATCGCCATGCTCGCCGTGCTGTTGGTGGCATTGTCGGTGCCGCCCAGCACCCAGCCCTCGGCGAAGCCATCGCTCGCCGCGCCACGGACAACGCCACGCACGCGGAATTCATCCACGCTTTGACCGGCGCCCCAGACGTAGCTCAGGGTGTCGGCGCGCAAGAGACCGACCGAAGAGAACTGGCCACCGACCAGGAGGAAGTCGACGCGGCCGCCCAGGCCCTGCGCCGAGAGCAGGGCGAACCAGCGTGGCGCCCCGAAGTGGTTAATCGTGTTGCCGGTCGAGCCGCTGGCGAGGCCGAACCGCGCCACCTCCCGGAGCGCATTCGGCTCGATGCGGATGAGCCGCTGGTTGGTGCTGATGCCCACGGCCAGGTAGAGGTGAGAGTCCTCGCCGCAGTACAGCCGGCTGGGATGATCATTCGGCGCAGTGCCGGTCACGTCCGTCATCCGCACCTGGCGGTCTTCCTTCATGGTGCGAAGGCTGAACCGGCGAAGGCCACAGGTCTCGGGATTGGTGCTGGTATGGAGGAAGTAGCCGTAGGCACGTTGCCGATCGACGGCCAGCTCGTCGATCTGATAGGTGTTGAAGATCGCGCCTTCGGCGGGGGTGATCATGTCGATCGCCTGGTAAGGCTGCTCGGTGGCGCGCTTATAGGTGATCTCGGCGGTGATGTTGGGGATGCGGTTGCCGAAGTCGGCCAGGGCCAGCTCCTCGAACATGATCGTGCACAGCCCGCGATGCGCCGGCGCGCGTCCGGCGCCGACATGGGCCTCGATGAGCGGGTCGGGCAGCTCAGTCTCAGTGCCGGGATGGAAGCGGAAGGTCAGGCCGGGCCGGGTCGTGTTGCCGGTTGTTGTTTTATCGTAGATCAGCTTGCCGTCCGCCCACAGGCGCAGCACGTCCTCGGCCGGTCCCTCGCCGAACGACAGCAGGAACGAGGCGAAGTAGGTGTAGCGGGTCTGCGTCTGCTTGCCGCCGCCCTTGCCGCCGGCCTTTTGCCTGGTTGTCTTCTCGCGGATGCCGGAGGACCAGATCATGTTGCCGGCGACGCGCATCGTGCCGTAGATGATGGCGATCGGCATCCCATAGGCTGAGGATGAGATGCTGAGATCGCCGAGGCGCGGGCCTTCGGCGGCAGGCCCCTTGGCCGGGAACATCAGGCCGCCGATCGCCGCCCCGGCGATCCAGCCGAGCTGCGGCATGCCGAACATGGCGCCGACCGCGGCGCCGGCCACGGCGAAGCCTAGTTGCGCCAAGACGGGACTCCCGGAATGCCGCGCAAAACATGCGCCGGATTATGCGTTTCGGCGTCCAAGGCGAGCCCGCGGAAGCGGAAGGCGAACTTCACCTTCTCCGGCCACTCGCCGGCATACGGCTCCTCGACCACCTTGCGGCGGATGACGTGCGCGTGGAGGAGATGCGGCACCTGCCACTTCGTGGTCAGGAACCCGCAGTGGCACGGATACGCATGATCGGCAAAGACCAGGACGTCGCCAAGGATCGCCTCGGGCAGGCGGACATCGTCCATCGCCGCCTGGAAATGGCGGACGAACGCCTGCCCGTGCGCCCGCCGCGAATAGCCCGTGGTGTCGTAGTCGGTGAGCCCCAGCGCCCGCCCAACCATCACCACGAGCCCGGCGCAGTCGACGCCGGCGCGGGTGCGGCCCTGGTGGCGCCACGGCACGCCGAGCCAGCCGCGCGCCTCGCCGAGGATGCGCTCGGGCGTCAGCGCATTATCGAGCATCGGGATAGCTCATCATCGCATCGATGCCCGGCACATAGGGCTCGCCACGGAAGTTGACGACATTGCCGAAGCGGCCAAGGCAGGTCTCCAGGCGCTTATCGCAGCCGGGATAGACGCTGAAGGTATCGCCGGCGGCGATCGCATAGCCCATGGGCAGGAACAGCTCGATGCGGCCATTGGCGGCGGTCCAGCTCTTGACCTCGATCGCCCGGCGTTGGCGCCGGTCGCCCAGGTCAAAAGGCCGCCGCCCCACCAGCCGTCGGCGGTCGGCGCGCCGTCGATGGTGGCGAAGAATACCGAACGATCGCTCACACTCGTGACGGTGCCGTTCCGGGTCCACGCGGCCAGGTTGACCTTGCAACGATGATCGCCCAGATCGGCGCGGCATTCGGGACTGTAGATCTCCCCCAGGCGCTGCTGCAGCGCTTGGCTGAGGCCGCGCAGCTCGGTGCGGAACGTGCCCTGCTCGGTCAGCATCACCTCGCCGAACCAGCCGCGGCGCATCTTCAAGGCGCCCATGGAAAGATCGGCCCAGTTGACGAGAAAGACGCGGACCTCGGCGTGATCGAACAGCCCGGCGCGTAAGCTTTGCTCGGTGATCGTCTCGGAGGCGAACAGCCCATCCACGTCGAGGTTGTCGACGCCAAGGCCGGCCTCGTTGGCAATGGCGGTACGGGAATACCCCGTGCTGGCCGCATAAACGTTGCCCTCGAAGGTGAGGTCGCGGTCGTGGTCGGTAAAGAAGAACTCGGCGCCATCGGTCCTGCTGACGCGCCAGCATGTCGAGAGCGTGGTGACCTCGCCGGCGATGTGCGTGGAAAGGGCGCTGGATGCCGCCTTCATACGCGGATCTCCACGACCGGCACCTGACCCCAGCTGCCCAAGGCGTAGGTCTCGATCGTGATGTCCATCTGGTCGCTATCGAACCGCGCCGGCACATCGAACTCGAAATCGGCGGTGATAATGACGCCGGCACTGGGCGCGCTGCTGAACGTCACAACGCCGGTCGCGGTGTTCGTGCTAACGCCGCTCGTCGCCAAGGCGCCGTTGCGGTAGACAACGACGGTACCGGCGACCGGCTTGGCGATGGTGCGCGCCTCGATGACGCCGCCGCTGGTGTAATTCTTCACCAACTGGAATGTCTTCACGCTGCCGGTATCGGTACCAAACACCTGCGCGAAGGCCTGGTAATCGGTCCAGTCCTTGAAGCGGAACCCGTAGGCGCGGCCGCGGCGGGCGCGAAAGAAGGCGATCAGCGCCCCCGCGCCGCCGTCCAGTTGGAATTCCGCCGCTCGTGGCCGGAGACCGTGGTGATAACGGTGGTCCTATAGCCCGGCCCGCCCGAGGCGCCGTAGGAGATATCCGGCGGGAATTGCACCTCGTGAAAGCCGCTCACAGGTGCCGCCTTTGCGCGCTCTCGAGGGCGCGGGCCGCCTCGGCGGCGATCTGCCCTTGGCTTTGGCGGAAGCTGCTCGCGTCCGGCGTCGTGATGTTCATCACCACGGTGACCGGTGCGCGTCCTTCCGCCCGCCTTTTGGCCACCTGCTCGCGCGAGAGCACCGCCTCGCCCCGCTGCAAGATCGCCGGCACCTCGTCGGGCCGCAGCCCCGGATATCCGCCGCCGTGGTAGCGCGGAGCATTCAGGAACACCGCCGCATCGACCGGCTGGCGCGGCGGCGCGCCTTCGCCGACCACGCCGCCCTCGTGGAAAAAGCTGGCGAGCCAATTCCCCGCCGATTTGCCGATGCCCGCCAGCCATCCGCTGCTCGCCGCGGCGCTGGCGGCACCGCCGGCCGCCGCTTCGGCCCCCGCCGCCGCGCCGCCGGCGAGGCTACTGCCCAGCAGCCCCTCGGACAGCGGCGCCAAAATCGCCTGCTTGATGGCGATGCGGGTGATATCGGCAACGATGCTATCGGCGAGACTGGCGAAATCGAGCTTGCCCTTCATCATGACCATGGAGGTGAGCGCGTCCTCCATGCCCTGGAACGCGATGACTGTGACCTCCTCGGCGGCCTTGGCGGCATTGCTCGCCTCCTCGAGGTAGTCGCCGAGCGCCACCTTCATGCCGTCTTCCCACTCGCGGCTCTCGCGCAGCATGCTGTCCTTGGCGTCCGCAAAGTCCTTGTCCGCCTGGGCCCTGGCGCGATTGAACGTCTCCTGGCTGATCGCACCCCGCTCCAGGAGCTCAGCCAGGCGGGCGATCGTCGCCGCATAGGCCTCAGAGGGCGTCAAGAGGGCCTGCGCCAGCCGCAGACCCTCGCGCATCGCATCGGCCTGCGCATCGCGCGCCTGTATCTCGTCGTAGAGCGCGGTCGCAAGCCGAGTGACCTCGGCGCGCTGTGCCGACGTCGCCTTTTCCGAAAGCCGCGAGAGCGCCTGATCGATAAATACCTGCCGCTCATCGCCAAGGGTGGCGAGCTGCCGGGACATCTGCTCGATCAGCCGCGCATTGGTATCGGCAACCTTGGCCGCCGATGCGTTGGTCTTGGTCTCCAGGCCGGCCAGGCGGCGGCGGTGCAGTTCCGCCTCCCGGGCCAGGGCGGCATCGATCTCCGCAGACTTGTCGGCAGTGCGCAGAGACTCCAGCTGCTTGCGCTTGTCGGCATAGCTCTGATCGATCGCCAACTTCTTTTCGGCCGCCGTCGCATACTGCGCGATCTCTTTTTCAGTCTCGGCGCGCAGCGCTTTCAGCCGTTCGGCGCGACGCTCAGCCTCGGCGGCGAGCCGCCCGGCTTCGGCGCGCTCCTCTTCGGTCCTGGCCTTGGCCATGGCTTCGTCGCGCTGACGCTGTAACTCGGCGAGCTCACGCTCTTGGGCTTCCAGCTGCGAGCGCAATGAGGCGCCGCGGATGCCGATCGCGCCCGGCCGCGCCAGCTGCTCTTGCGTGCGCCTGATCCGCGCCTCAAGCGCGTCGATCTGCGCCTCCAGCTCACCGCCCTGCAGCCAGCCGGTAATACGCTCGATCACACCGGCCATGGCGTTCAGCGCGCCTTGCGCCACACTGACGATCCCCGGTGTGGCGCCGATTTGCTTTAAGAGATTGCCCCCAGGCATCGGCGAGGCGGTTGGTCGCGCCAGTGAGACCGCCGGCCTCGGCGGCGGCGGCGCCACCAACCTGTTTCTCCAAGGCGTCGAGGATCACCCTTTGCGCCTCGGCTTCGCGGCCGGTATCGATGAGCGCCTGGATCACTTCGCGCTGGGAAGCTGAGAACGAGATGCCGACCCGGCGCAGCGCGGTCAGCCCCTGGATCGGGTCCTCGAGCGCCTTGCCAAGCTGGGTCACCGAGGATTGCAAGGTGCCGCCGAACACGGTCGCCATGTCCTGCGCGAGACGCAGCGTGCGGGTGAACGTCTCGCCGGAGACGGAGCGGAAGGTCGCCAGCACGGCGGCGGCTTCCTGCACCGCTTCCGCCTGGACCAGCGTCGCGCGCTCCATCTCCTCGGCGAAGCGCGTGATCTGCCATGAGGTGAGGCCGGCGGCATGGCGGGTAGCGTTCAGCACCGCCTCAAGCCGGCGATACGAGCGCTCGGCCTCGCCCTGCATGGCGACGCCCTTGGCGATGATGCCGGTGAGCGCACCCAAAGCCGCGCCGGCGGCCAAGCCGGCAGGGCCGAGCCGCGAGAGCGCACCGCCCAGAGGCCCAAGACGCGCGGTCATGCCCTCGAAGGTTCCCCGCAGCGTGCCGGTGGCGCCATCGAGCGCCAGCAACGCCTTCGATGCCGGCCGCGAGGCGTCCTCGACCTTCTTCAGCGCGCGCTGGCCGCTTTCCCCGACGTCATTCAAGGTCGCCTTGACCTTGGCGGCGTCAGTGACGGAAAGGCGAATGGCGAGATTACGCTGAGTCACGCCGGATCCTCTCGTTGATGGCGGCGATCATGCCGGCCTCGGCGGCCGGCAGCAGCTCGGCGAGCGCGACGAGGTCGTAGCTCAGGGCTTGGCCGATCGCGAACGCGGCACCGAAATCGAGGCCGAGTGCAGCACCAGGCACCGCACGGATCTGCCCGGAACAGTGCAGCATCACGTCCCACGCCTGCCAGCCGCCATCGGTGGCCGGCTCATGCGCGCGGTAGGAACACGCGCCACCACAGCTGCGGCCCATCTGCCGGCACCCCCCGCAGTACTGCGGCCCGTCGCCGAAGTGCCACCTGGCGAGGGCCGTCAGCCGTTTTTTTCGTCATCCAGCACCATCGCCGGGCCGAGGTAGAGGCGCTCGAACGCCTCGGCGACGGGCCAGAGATCCATAATTGCGGCGATGGCCTCCGCGCTGACCGGCACCGGCCGGCCCTCGGCATCGCCAATCCCTTCCCAGGCGTCGATGGCGAGGATGGCGAGCTCACGGATGAGCGCGGCGGTGCGCGCGCCGGCATCGCCGTTCGCGTCCATCAGCTTGGCGCGCGCCGCCATGATCAGCGCCGTGGTGCAGGGCCGGACGTGCACGCGCACGCCCGGCACGAGGTCGAGCCAGTACGGCTCGCGCTTGAG